CGCGGCACCCAGACGCACTGGCTCCGTCATGTTCAGCTGGACCGACACCCCCGCAGCGGTGGCCAGACTAAGTCCGGCCTCCGTTGCCACGGTGGTTTGTCGGTTCACCTGAGCAATCGCGGCACATGCATGCATGCACAGCGACTCGGGTGTGCGCCCGGGCTTGAACCGGGTGAACTGCTGGAGATCTTGACTCACCCCAGCAGGGGCCCCCAACATTTGGGGGGTGTTGTACCTCTGGTTGGTACTGCGCGCCTTGGTGGCGCGGCGCTTGCGTGAACGGGACATCAAAAGTTACGCTGTGGTCGTCTCTTGTGTCTTGTATGGGATCCCCCCAGACACGGGGGCGACTATACATCCATCAGAACTATTTCTAGCTCAGCCGTGTAGTCTGTCGGCGTTTATCGGCAGCGTGTGTGGCACAGCTACACCAGCCCCCCTCAAGCCCTGAAACTGGGTGAGGGTTAGGTCCTTGATGCAGACTTGCGAGTCTTGGCGTCCCACGAAGAGATCCGCCACGCTCACAACGTGCGCCACTGTCACTGCGCTACTGGTGCTCACCCACGAGGACAGCTGCAATTTGTAGAACAGAAAGTTGCAGCCTCCCCATGTCGAGAAGTGAGATATGTCGGCAGCATGACCTGTACCGCTTAGCTCGCTACGCGCGAGACACTCAACACCAGCGAATTTAGCACGGAAGTATTAAGTCTCAGATCGAGACACCGTTTTGGCTGATTGAATCTAATGGACCCCATGAGCAGTTTAACGTCATACTCAGGACAACGCTCACTACAACAAATGAACGAGATTTTGGACTTCTGGGTGTGAGGTTGAGATCGCCGGCGCCGGAGTAGCCCACTCCGGTTGAACTTGCCGATACGTTCCCTCAAGTGATACCTGAACGTCTGGGAGCCATCCGAAAGCCTTCCAAAAGCTATATCGTGTCTCCTCAGATGGTGTTGCGTACTTCTGGTGCATGCCCTGTGCAAGGTGCCGCATGCCCTCAGTCACGGCATCGTAATCAACCAGCCGCCTCGCGCGCTGCTTGACCCGCCTACCGAGGGTATTCCACTTCCAGGTGCTCCTAGTCAGGTCGGTGTCGCGGATGAGCATCGCGTACACCTCATTCCAGACTGGAATATTCCCGGCGAGTGACATACCACACTCCCCCACCGCACGCCTGATCGCGCGCCATTCAGATGCGTTGCGACACGGCCGCAAGGTCATTAAATCCTTGCTAATTGCCGTGCGCGGATCGCGCACCATCACGTAACTCTCTCCATCAAACACTGGTTGTGCTTGGCAAAAGACGATTTCCTCAAGTACGTGCACAGGCTCCTCCATTTCCATGGGGAACCCCATCTCAGCGAACCAGGGCACAAAGCCATCGAACCTGTGCAGATCCCTGCTTTCGCAGATGATCACACAGTCGTCACCATCGTTGAGCAGCTCCGCGTGTATGTCATGCTGATCGCAATAACTCCACACGAGGCCGCACATGATGATCACATTTCCGAGAGCTGTGTTCAT